CAACTTTATCTAGTAGGCCTTGGCAGCCCCATATATTAGTTCCAGTATTATTTAAACAACCTATCCTTACATAATTAGTTTCTGCAAAAACAGGAGCATTTGTCCATGAAGTCCCAGTTCCGTCCTCTGCCCCATCTATATATATATGAAGTCTTGAACCATTATAAGTAGCGACTACATGGTGCCATGCACCATCACATACATTAACATTTCCATCTGCTCGCTCATAATCAGAATGAATTGTAGTACCTGTATTTTTTCCACTTTCAAATCTTAAATAACCTGTAGTATTAACCGTAAAAAATCTCAATCCTGCAACATTAGTGTTAGCCGAATAAGATTCAAAAATACCCCCAATAGCTACTTTATTTGTTCGTATCCACGCACTAATACTGAAATTACCTGTAGGTCTAAAATCAGTGTGATCAATTGCTGAATAGGCTTGTGAAGTTCCCAAACCAACACACCCTGCACCAAATTTTGGGGTGCCTTGAACTGGCACATTGACGGCAGTTAAATCATGAGAGTTGCCAGAGCTATCGGTAGTTAAGGCACTATCTTCAAAACGATATAAGGCCTTTTGAGTGGATGGAAAAACATTGGTCGGATCCTCTTCGGGTGAAGAAACTTCAGAGTTCCCATAATAGATATAAAACTGATTACTACTAGCCGATAATGTCGGTAATTTAACATATGCTTGGAATTTACCAGTCGTACCATCCCAAGAAATAACCTCATGGCTTAATTTAGCCCCCCCAAGAGTTTCAAAACGAATATCATAACCATCAACATTAGTAACTTCACCCCCATTATCGGTAGTTGCTAGGTATGTGGCAACTACATTAACATAAAGTGGTAAATTAGTAACTGATACTATTTTACTTGGATCAACAGTAATTATTCTTCTATGGGAATAACCATTACTAAATACCTGCGGTTCTTCGATTTGAATTTCATCACCAAAATAATTTATTCCCCATCTTGTACCCCATACACCATCTTGAAACTGCATTAGGTTATATGCCTGTACAGCAAATTTAGCTGGCATCCTTGCTTCATCTAGAAGCGATGAATAACCACCGCTGAAATCCCTGATCTGTATCAAGGCGTTTTGTCTTTTGCTAGATTTAGGTATAGATACTTTCATTATGATCCAAACCCAACCATAGGATCGGGGATAGTATTTTCCTGATAATAAGTAGGTTGTTCATTACTTAATCTCATCGAATCTAATTTGTTTATAGCTACCTGTAAATAGGTTGAAGCTAATGCCGGATCATCTTCTTTAGTTAATTCCGATAACACCCAATAAATAATAAACTGTGGATCGGATATTTCAGGCACATCTGTCCCATCACTTGGAATTATCGGTGTTTTATAATAGTTGTAATACACATCTTGTCCTGTTTCTGGAATGGTATTAACCAAATTGATCTTATAGCCGACTTTAGGATTACCAGTAATGAAAAAACCATCCTTATTATTTTCTGCCCATTCTGTTGCTTTATGTGGATTAATTCGTGTATAAACAATGGCATTACTACCACTTCCAACTATTACTGGACCGATAACCTTTCTAAAATCAGTCGGACACTGTAAAATCGCTGTTCCATCTGTTGTTTTATCACCATCTTCAGCATCTTGCACTGAGATTATCAACTCATTCCACTCAGTATTCTCATCATAAGCCCACATAGATACTGCCTCCTTCACTAGTTCCAATCTAACCAAATAATCTTCATCTGTGCTAGTCGGATAGGATGTATCTTTCTCTAAAAGGACATGAATTCTGTTTAGTATTTCTGATGTAAGCATAATAAAAAAGCCGCCTATTACTAGACGGCATTATCTACAAAAAGATATTTGCTAATAAATAATTATATCAGATTAGAAGTTTGTTTGCTAATTTTAATCTTTGGGATTTCCATCGGTTTAATTCTAAGTGGCTGTCTACTTGTTTGAAAATTCAGATTTCTAAAAGTAGGTATTTGTATTTTAATAGGAATTGATTCTGCTTTTGTTATTTTTATTTTTGGAGTAGCTTTGATTTTAATAGTGGTTTTCTTTGTTTTTTTTGTGGATTGCTTAATTTTATTTAAAGCATCAATTAGTTCATTTGCTTCTTCAGCAGTTATTTGACCATCTTTAAACAGTTTTACAATATTAGAAACTCTAGTGGAAATAGCATTATTAAAAGAAGAAATTAACAATTTATCAATATCATCAAATCCAGTAAGTTGGGGTGGTTCTAATGGTTTTGATAGATCAATAGTTGTAATATTTCCTGTATCTTTGTCAATTATTTTATAAATTTTACTAGTATTTGATTGTGGTAAATTATCGACCAATTCAGCTTGTTTTTTATTCGATAGAGTATCCAAATCGATTGTACCCTTAACCTGTTTTCTGACCTTTTCTACTGTATCAGAAATTGCTTTTGCTTTAGTTTCATCATCAAGGTTAAGATAATTATTACTTTGGATTAGAGCCGATAATGCCTCGTTTAGTTTTGGTGCAATAGCTGCTTCAAGAGTATTAAGTTGACTAGGAGTGAGAGTTACTTTTTTCCCATTGATTGTTTGGGTTTTAGATAATTTACTAGGGGTTGCAGGATTACCAACACTATATAATCTTGATAATTCGTCAACAACTATATTTGAAATTGGAGTTTTAGAGTTAAATAAGTCTATTAAAGCACTAAATCCAGTTGGTTCTTGTGGTACAACATTTCCCAATACATCCCTTTTTTCTATAAGTTGATTTCTCCAAATAGGTATACTGGCTTGAAATGCTTCCTTGGGGTTATTAGTTTCTCTCATTGATTTATCTAAGGATTTAGATATATCTTTAACTATATTGGGCACTAGCGAACTAACTTGACTTGAAGCATATGGTTGACCATATCTAGCAGGATCAACAATCGCCTGAAGTGGTTGTTGAATACCAGCTAAAAACGTCTGATTCAATTGGTCTTTAGCTAATCCTAGAGCAAAATTTGTTAATGACCTATCTCCTTTATTCATTTCTTCATTATATTTTGCTCCAGCTAATATAACTAATGTTTGTGGCCCGATAGAGTTAATTGACCTCCATTTCCCATCTAAGAAGACAGAGTTTGCTTGTTTCCCTTCTAATTGCCACTGATAGGCTTCTTTGGGATTTTTAGGTTGACCTGTAATTAATCCCCTTGAAGCTAAATAAGCACCCAATCCCAAAAGTCCTGTACCAATAATACCTCTACCAATTTCTTGTGATGCTTGACGTTGTAAATTAGGTATCTGTTCTAAATCTGGTGGTTTAATTACTTTGCCTGCTTTAAAAATTCCTCTTATTAAACCGATTGGTGAATAATCTATTGTTTTAAAAACTATTGATGAAGGGACACCTGTAAAAGGTGCGGCAACTTCACCTGCAATCTTAGTCCATTCATTTTTAGACAAAACCTTTTTAACTTTATTAGCTAATTCAGTTAATTGATTTTTATCGTGGAATGTAGCAAAATTAGCATCTTTGGTAGCGATTAGCTTCATATCTTCTGTTGCATTATCGACCAAGTTTTGAATGTATTGTTTATTTCCACCTTTACCAGCATTAATAGCCTTAGCTCCAGCCTGATCATATAATGATCTCGCATAACTTGCGTTCCAAAATGAAATATCTTCTGCAGCAAGTGTTTTAAAAATGACATCAGTATATTTTTTGAGGGCCCGTTCTACTATATTATTTCCCCATGTTATATGTCGCACATCGTACTTATTTATTTGTTCACTTGGATCATACCCCATTGTAACCATATCTGCTATCTGCTGACGTGTTTTTTGAGATCCAAATTCACCCAATCCTTTTGTGGTAAAGGTTAATGTTCTTTTACCTGTTTTTTGACTTAAGGCAGTATCAACAAGTGAAGCGGGAATGTCTTTTAATATTTCAGTAGTACCCATCATCGTATTGCCAATTATATTGCGTCCATGGGTTCTCAATGACGTTAAAAGACCTGCTTTCCAGACAGTTATCGCCTTATCAGCTATTGATGAAGGAATTAAATTATTGATCTGGTTCATTAACTCATTGGCTGCTATATTACGTTCTCTTCCTTCTGGCATTGATCGAATTTTCTTTGCAGCAGTATAAATACCTTTTATATTATCATCAGTGAGTTTAAGTGGATTATTTGGATGCGATTTGTTAAAATTTTTAATAGCATTTGTAGCAAATCTAACTGCACCTTGAGGAGTTGTTCTTTCATAACGAGCTAAAATATGTACCATCTTACCCTGATTTGTTCCAGAAGTAGAATTTAATATCTGATTTGCTTTAACTATATTACCATCATCCATATAGTGGTTAAATAATTCTGAACCGATAGCTATATCAGTAGAATTTTGAGGATTTAACGCTCTTGCTTCTGCTGATACAGGATCGAGTCGAACAAGTTTTTTAGCATCTCTAATAGTCTGATCCTCATTTGATACCTGATATGTCCCCTCAAGCATTGATCTTAATTCTTTAGGATAGTTTTTATTACTTTTAATTCTTAAAACTAATTTTTTAACTTTAATTTTAGGTCCAGTTGGAATTCCTCCACCAGTTAATATTTTTCTAGTTTTATTGACTTCTTCTGGTGTTATCTCTGGTTGTTCGGCACCTTTAACAGGTGGTTCTACTTGTTGAGATAAACGAGATTCACTTACCATTTCTGATAATGGTTTTTGTTTTGCTTTCCAAATATCTTGAAGTGTTTTAACATCGTATAAATCATACTTTTCAAGAATACTATCAAGTTTTTTATTACCCTTATCCCAATCACCATTACCCAAATCTCTTACCAAAGCATCTTTAAGTCTAAAATACTTATCATTTCCATACTTTTTAAGATATGGCTCAAATTCTTTTGGAATAGTATATTCGTGTGAAAGTTGTTGATACACCTTTTCTAAATAATTTTGTTGAAAATCATAAAAACTATCATCGTTTATATCAATACCTGCTTTTTTTGCAGCAGCATAAACCCGATTCATCATATCTTCATCGCTTTCTATTGTCATTTTAAAATCGTCTAATCCGTTTGTCTGTGTTAGATAACCTTTCGCTGTTTTGGGAATATCTATATAACCCCTACCTCTATAATTACTAATTATTTCGTTTGTTTTAATATCTTGACTCGAATACGGTAATTTTGTTGACCTTTGTTTTTTTGATAAATACAACCGAGAAGATGCATCTCTTGCCTCTATTTCTCCAAATAGTCTTTTATATAATTGATAATCTGAAAGATTAAGCATTTTTGACAATCTTTCTTTTTCTTTGATATTGGTTGTTCTTTCTATTGCTGATTTAAGTGCTGACCTTGCCTGTTCTGGATTTCCACCTGTTGCAAAACCTTCAATTTGTTGAACTACGTGTTGTAACTCGTGAATTAGTGTTTTATGATATTCTTGTTTTATAGATGATAATTCTCCATAGTCTATATTCTTTGTCTTAATCCTGTATCTTTTTAAATCTTTATCCCAAGTTAAAAAATCGTATGGATGATAACTTTTTCTTTTAATAAAATCTTCTAGTGTTCCTAATTCAATACGCTGTCCATCCCAACTTGCAATAGTGCTACCATTTTCATTTGTCATTTTAACTATCGGTATGTCTTTAATTTGTGGATAGTTCTTAAATAATTCTTTATGTTCAAAATAATCACCCAATCGTTTTTCTTTTAATATACCTGTAAAATCTTCCTCTTTGGGAAATCGTTTTATAAACGATTTACTATCATCTATTTCAAATCTTGGTTTTTTATCAGTTAGTGAACTAAACTTACCAGTAGCTTGTTTATAACCAGTAGCACTTTCACCACCCATTATTCCCATCTTAACACCGAATATTCCACTTGCCATTTCATTTAATCTTTGATCTAAGACTTTTAATTGATCTTCAAGTCCTAGTTTATTCCAATTAGGATAACTTGCCAATCCATATTGTTTTGACATTTTGGCGACATCTTTTTCTAACTTTCTAAAATCTTGTATATCTATACCTGTTCTAAATTTTTGTAAAGCTTCATTGATGATATTTTTATCCGATACCCAAACATTAGGAGAAATGATAGATTTTTTCGGTACAGTCATTTCAAACTGTCCTGGACCGCCCAAAGAACCAGTTACTAAATCAAATACCATTCCACCAGGTGTTAATCTTTGGCCAGTTGCCAAATTCAAACCAATACCCTGTGCGACATTAGCTATACCAGGTGCAATTCTTTTACCAATTAAATTAGATTGACTTTTGGGTAAAACTTTTTGAATTAAAGGACCAGTCAATGCTGAAAAACCTAAAATACTTGGTAATGAACCAATAGCACCTCCTGCACCTCTAGCTACATCACCTTTCCCTATTTTGGCACTAATAGCACCAAGTCCACCAGCAATAGCAATACCAGAAGGTTTAATATATGGTAAACCTTTTGCTTCTAAGTATACTTTTGCCGATTCAACACCACCCTTACCTAATGTTGCCAATCCAGATTTATATGCCGGACCACCCCATTGGGTAGCAAAACTACCTTCAGTACCAGCATATTTTCTTAATGCTAATGCTCTGTTAAATGATTGTTCTGCTAAACTTGGTTTATTGAGTGCCATCTGTAATGAACCAAGACCAGTCGATCCTAACGCACCGATATTGGCTAATGATTTTGGTAATCCAGTTGCTTCATAAGCAGAAGAAGTAAATTTTCCTATTGGAGATTGTTGAAAAGTTTGTATTCTAGGTTGAATTACCTCTCGATTAAATGTTTGTCTCACCTGTGGATTTGCCCATGCTCTTAAGTTTTCTAACCCTTGATTAACACCCCTATCTAACTCATCCTTCTTTTTCTTAAGACTGGCAATTATATCGGTTACAGAAGCCATCTAAACCCCTAATAACCTGATAAAAAGTTTTCGTACTGTTTCTTAAATGACGAATAAGGATTATATCCGTACAAACTAGAAGTTGCCGGATTACTGGTAAGATTACCAAGCCCCTTTAATTCATTGGCTACAATATCAGCCACGTCATACTTACCTAACCCACTAATTTGAAGTTTAGCATCATCAAGCGTGGCCATCCGGTCTAATGTCCACGCAGTTAGAGCTTGTTGCCATTGGGTTGCTTGATCACCGATTTTTTGTAATTGCGTTAGAGCATTATTAATAATACTTTGCTCTGCTGAAACTAGAGCGGCAGCTCTCTGACCAGTAGCATTTGCCTTTTGAGCTAGAATATTATCTAACCTATTTTGAGTATCTACTACTATATTATCTAAATTAGTTGCCTTCCATGTTTCTAGTTTTGCTAGTTGATCATCTGCTGTTGCTCTAATTTGCTGAGCCTGAGCATCAATGGCGGCATATTGTCTCGACGCTTGATTAGAAATATCAGCTGAACCTCTTCCGGCTTGCTTGCTTAAGGCATAGGCATACATATTAGCGGCTGAAGAGTCGCCAGCACCACCAATACCAAGCTGAATATTAGCCGCTTGTAGCATCTTTCGTAAATTATCTTGTAAATCACGGACACTTTGGACTTGATTTGCTTTAACATTAGCCCGAGACGCATCTAAGGCACCAAGCGAACCCTGCATAGCAGTATTTATCTCATTTTGCTGAGCATTGTACAGATTTGCCAAGTTAGCTTCACGCTCTGCCCTCTGTTGAGGGATTCGACCAGCCATTTCATCTAAAACGGCGAATACTTGATCATACTGAGTATTAACACTGTTTCGAAGAGCATTTAAGGCATTTGCAGCGTTTATAGCCTCCTGATTTCCGTTAGAGCTAGAACCTGTTCCAAGATATTCACGGGCATATCTCTCAGGATCAGATAACGCAGTTGCTAGTGCCGAAGCCCGATCATTGTAACCCTTTTGCATCATCGCATTGACAATATCATTTATTACGTTAGAACTATTTGAAACATTATTTGTACCTGTATTTGTAGGTATATTACTAGTCGATGCGTTATTCGTTGATAAACTACTGATAGTAGCAGGGGCAGGAGCAGTATTAGAAACGGCATAAGCATTTCCAGCTGGTTGTTTAATTACTTTACTCCAATAATGTATGCCAGGACCCATAGCATAACCGACACCTATATTTTGTAAAGGGTTAATTTGTGTCAATAAATCTGCATAATTTGTTGTCATATTTTTGTTTTTTAAATACTAAAAAAGCCGTCAAAACTGACGGCATCAAGTAATTAGTAACCTATACTCTGATTTGCTACAACAATTATAGCAAATTTATTAAACAAGTCAAGTTATTTTCTCTTCTTTCTTTTCTTCCTAGATTTGGTAGGGATAAGACCATGCTCTATAGCATTTAGCAATCTTGCTTGCCTTTTAGCTTTAGCAAGAGAGGTATGCTTTGCATGAACGGCGTTAGGAGTAGATACCCTAAAACCACCTTTTACTTTAGTTATACGAACTGGCATATTTTATTAAAACTGATAAATTATTTCTCAGGTAAGTGTTTGCGATCATGGTTTTAACGGTGGAATAGTAATCGGACAATCTTTATTCCACATTTTATTAACTAACTTTTTATCTTCAATTAATATCTTATCGATTTTATCATTTTTCCTCCTCTCATTTAATGTTCGAGAATAATAGTGGTGGATTAAAACATTCTCGATACGGTATGTATCTTGACCATTTTCCCTAAGTCGATAATAGAAATCGGTATCTCCGCCCCATATTTTAAAATTTTCATTAAATAAACCAAAATTTTCAAAAGTCCTCCTAGGACATATAAAACAAAAGCCTGCCATTATATCTTTGTAAATGGTATTGTGTCCGTTTGCCCTCTCTGTTGATAATTTCTCCCAATTATCTGGTATTTTACTTCCCTCTGTCCAATCAGCAAAAACAAGTGGATAATCCTGTCTCAAGAAAAATAAAAAATTCTCCAGCCATTTTACGGGCATAACTAAATCATCATTGAAAATACCGATATATTTAATATATTTATCCTTTAATGCTTCCTTGATACCTTGGTTCCAAAACTGATAAATATTCAATGGTGGATCGTTTTCGATATAAGTATCTCCATTCCTAAGATATTTTTTAAATACACTCTTAGTTTTCTCTCCTGTTTTTTTATCCCTAACCTGATTTATACCTATAATCCTAAATTTCTGCTGTGTATTTTCAATCATTGTCTTAATTGTCCCCTTAAGAAAATCATAAGAACTATAACAACCGACTACAATAGCTGTCTGTGGTCTCAACTCATAAATGTAGACTACCCGTTTTAAAACCCAATCATCTCCGACATTGATATATTTCCTGACTTTAAGTTCGTACTCATCACAAACTATCTTAGATATGATGTCCTCGAACTCCTGTACTGCCTCTAAAACGACGATTTGGGGTTGATCCCTCTCTATTAGCCTTTTAATCGAATTCGTCAATGTATGGCTTTCTAGCTGTTGGCCTGTTTTTTCATAGCCTCCATGACCAAAACAGCATAAAATATCACACTTTGGACATATTCCTACAAATTGATCGTCTGGATATCTAAAAAACTGTGTTTTAGGTAAATCTGGAAAGCCTTCAGCAATATCATTACCAACATATAATTTAAAATCATGTGGAATAAACTTTAGTAATCTGGCTTCTAAACAATCTATGTCAACTATAACCTTATCCTTAGTTTTACCTTTTAAAAATTTTACAACTGGATCAAAACGTTTATCAACTCTATCATCTTTCAGATATTCCCATGTCATTTAATGTGTGGTGAATAAATAAAATCAGGGGAATTCCAAACGCAACCTTCAAAATAACTTATTTTTGTCCCTGTTTTCCACAACGAATAATCGACACTGACTTGATCTCGAACCGAACCGGCACACAACTCACTCCACCAAAAATTATTAAATTCAATGACTTTAGAAGTATGGTGCCTTAATATACAGCTAGTGCAAGTGAGATGGTCATCAATGTATCCGTCCTTGATATATTTTTTATATTGCGGATAGACATTTTCGGTAATATCCCTGCCCAATGTAACAATATTATCAACTTCTTCTTTAAGAGTATGCCGATCATGGGCGTTAAACATGACTATATCATTTTTGCCGTATTTTTTAATTATTTCTTCAGGAGATACATTAAGCGATATATTGCCATCCATCCACAATGACCATTCGTCATTTATGAATTGATGTGATAGTATTTTATACATTCTAGCGTTTCTTCGTGGGTTATCAAACAGTAATTTTGCCTCAATGGTCTTCCATTTTTCATTTCTATAAAATGGATTAATAAAAGCCTCGTATTGACCGTCAAATTCTATATTCTTCAAATAATCAATATCGTTTATTATGGCAGTATAAACAATCATTGTTTAGTATAAATTTTTAACGCATCTTCAAGATAATCAGTATCACAACTTGCCCAATAGTGAAAGTTTATAATACCATCACGTGGATTCTCCACAAATTTTGATGTTGACATTTTTTCGCATGATACTGTTAAACCTAACCTATGACATAATTCTTCTAAAAAACCGTCTGATTTATTCCATGGTGGATACCAAACAGTCGGTCTTTTACCAAAAGTAGCTTGAATACGATTTAATCCCCAAATAAAGTGGTCTTCGGCTGTCTGATGGTTTTGAGTATAGTCGATATGGGTCCATCCATGAAATTGGGGAACGATTAAATCTTGGTGCTGTTTAATGTAATCAACCATACCCAAATTATAGTCTATTCCCGAAGCTAAGATCGCAATAACATGGGGAGTATTGTATTGTTTCATCAACTCATGGGTTTTAATAAACTTCTCAAGATAATTAACGCCAATGTCTATCCCTACTCCCGGATAGTAACAAACATCATCGTCTCTAAAAGTTACTTGGTACATAAAAATTCATATAAATAACAATCTGTAAACCTGTCTTGACGGCTAAAAATACATTTTTCGCTTTCGATTGTAAAATACTTTTCTAAAATAGGTTTAATTTCTTCATATTTGAAGTAATACTGCTGGTCTGGGTCCCATTTACCGCCAATAACTAAGTCTGATAGCCATACAATCAACAGCAAAGTCCCATTTTTTTCAAGAACTCTAGCATAACCTTTGATCGTAGAAGCCAAATCTTGGGGTTTTATATGGTCTAGGGTTGACAAATCAATTAATAGGTCAAATTCACCACTTTTGAAGGGAAGATTGCGAATATCGCCTCTAACAGCATGGAGTGATGGGTTGATTTTTAGGGCTTTATCGATAATATCTTGGTTATATTCGATAACTGTGCCTTTATCCTTAATTATGGGTATTCTATTAGCTTCATTGAAAGCATCCATTTTGAGGATAGACTTTTTACCTTTCATTAATTCCTCTGCTCTTTCGGAGTAATAGCACCACACTTCATCGTAGGTATGCCTTTCAGGTTCAGTGATCATTGGTTTTATAACTTGAGCAATACTTTCACGCTTTGCCTTTATTAAATTGGTAATAAAATTAATCCATTCTTGAGTTGTTTTATTAATAAATCTGTTTTCCTTTACCCATTTATAGGCATTATTAGCTATCTCAAATCTTTTTAATGGGTCGTCAATCAGCAGTGATATATACTTCACAAACTCATCATTACCACTATACAACAATCCTGTAACTCCATGTTCAATTTCATCAGAATACGGTGGTAAATTAACAGCAACAGTTGGTATTTTTAGAGCCGAATATTCGTACCATTTGATATTTGACTTGTATCTGTTGAATTCCATATCTCTCAAGGGTGCGATAGCGATATCGGCATTAGTACAAGCCATTCTGTACCCATGTCCATCAGCTTTAATCCATTTCCAAAATTCATATCTATCTTCAGGAATTCCTTTAACTAAACTACCAAAATTAGAACCGACAATAACCAATTTAAGCTGGGGATACTTTTTAATTAAGATATCTAATCCAGGTTTAATTTCTTCTAAATCCTCGTAATGACTTGAGCCGCCACTCCAAACTAAACGGATCTCATCTGTTTTCTTAATGTCTAGGACCGGCCAGTATTGTGGATCGATTGAGTTAGGAATTACAGCAACAGCTGGGTTATTTTCTTTAATTCTATCAGCCAATCTTAGAGTAGTAGTGATGACTGCATCAGATTGCTCCAAACAGTACTCATAATCAACTAATCTGTGGCGGTTGACATACATATCAAAGTGAGGACTATATTTCCAAAGATATGTCCCGTCTTTTAATTTAACTTCTTGAGTACCAAATTTATCGTATGAATTATTAAATGGAGATATCGTATAAATATCATCATCTGTATCCATAATTACTGGCACTTTAGGAAAATTCTTTTTAAATTGGGATACAACCTCGACAATAATTTCACTGTAAAATCTAAATACAAAAGCATCAGTTGCTTTTAGTACTTCTGTAATTTCTGAAACGGATAGATTGGGATCAAATGTTTCAACTTTTGCTAATCCCATGGCATTAGCACAATCCATAAACGTCTTGAGGCGGTACCATGAGCAACCATCATCTTGAAGTGGAGATAGGAGTATTTTAGCTTTATCGGATTTAGTGTAATTTTCTACCTGTTTTCCGTTCATTTTAGGTTATCTGGATTTATAATCAGCCATTCTTTACACATTTTTTTAAGAAAATTTTTATTTTTATAGTAATTTTCTCCATATACCTTAGTTAGAAAATTATCAACTACTACTGGGATTGAGGCTATTCTACGCCATCCTGCTTTGCCATGACGCTTGCTGTCCCAATTGTTTTTCTTCATTTCATTCACCCATCCAACTATCTCGGGACTTGTGTAAATGGATGCTATTTCCTGTCTTCTTTGGAAATTAATCTCATCGGCAATCTTTACAAAAACATTCTTATCCATTTTCTTATTGTACCACAAATAACCCCCCTAAATTAAGGGGGGTTATTGTGATCGACACGGTCTAACTAACTGGTAGACAGTTGAGTTATCTTTCCGCTAGATTCTTGAGCTCTTGCCTCGAGGGTTAACTCGGTTTCGATAACACCACGAGTTGCTGAGCCAATTTTTGCCACTTCAAATTGTTTAGTGGGTCGCAAAACTGCGATTTTCCACATATCGCTTTGAAGAATGGCGATCTGGGCCGGATTCATATAACGATCAGCTTTGATCTTAAGCAAACCGAAGTCACTTTCGTAGACATCAATTGCCGCAATCAGTTTCTTAGCACCAGCTTCAATGGTTTTAGTGTTGGAAGCAGAGAAACCAGAGATCTTTCTCTTTTGCCAACCGTTACAGTAGACCACGTCGGGACGACCTCCGTTTGTCCAAATGTCTTCGAGAGCGTCATTAAACATAGTCTCAGTAAGAGCTTCATTACCAGTACCAGTTCCTGTCTCATTCACGGATGTCAACCAGGACATCACACCCTTGAGGGTGCGGGCTGTACCTGATGAACCGGAATTACCAGTGGAAGCGGTAGAGGCTAAGGAATACTCTATATCACGAGCATGTTCTTTGAGCTTCTTGGCCATTTGGTAAGCGTATTCGTCATCGAGACCAGCAACATTGACTGCCCTTTGAGTGTCGGATACTTCAACTAGAGTCGAGAAAATCTGCGTGTAATTGCCAACTCGAGTTCTGGCTGTAACTTTAGCAAAGCTATAGTCATAACCCTCGATTTGAGCATTAGTCGTAGCAGTAGCTAAAGAATCCTTGGTCCACTCATGATAGACAGCAGTTGCTTTAGTCTTGCCGAAGTCGGAAAACATCGGAGTTTCTGTCGGAGAGATATTAGTAATAATCTCTAACAGGTCCTCTTTGTTCCCAACGGCATCATAGGTCTGAAATGCACTTGCTTGGGCCATAATTTTTAATTCCTAACTTTTAACTATAGACAGTTTTAAGTATTCGGCCAGATCCTCTGCTGATCCTGACTCGTAAGCCTTTCTCAATGCTTCATTTTTTCTAGCATCTGGATCTTCCGTCCTAGAAGCATTAGGCGTTACGGCAGCATTAGCAATAGTTTCTGCCATACTTCTCGAGGCACTTGCCATTCCCCGACTTTCCCCCATCTTGATATTGCCCTTGACTATGTCATATAGCTCCTTGGGCCCCATTTTGGGTTTAAAGTTTCCAGATTCATCAAAGTTGATTTCTTGATAAAGTTTAGTAAAACGAGCATCAAAGTTCTCGTCTGTAAACTCCTCAGATTTAGAAATCTCCTGAAGCTCCTTAGAGTGATTTTCAATTAAGTTGCATAATTGATTCCTTTGCCGCTCCTGGGCAATGGCGATCTGAGCAGCAGTATAAGCCTTAGCGGCTGACTTCTGCTCCTGAATTTGATTCAATTCATCTAGGGTATATTCCCTATTAGGATCGAGTTGTTGGTTTCCCCACCACGGAGGTAAATTTTCTCCGAATATGTCATTAGACTGCGGGGTCCCTTGACTTTTCAATTTGCTAGTTAGTTGATTAATCCTCCTTTCCGCTCTAGAAGGTTTCTTTTCAACTACTGAATCTGACTCTTTCGGTTGTTCTTCATGAATTTCGGCTTCATCCCGCCTAGATTCATTATTAACTTCTTCCCGAGTGGTTTCCGTTTCAACTTGCGAAGTTGGGTTGGTTTCCTCAACGTTGACATTGCTGTCTACTGCTTTTGGTTCGTCCATAAATTGGTTGAACTAATAACTGACCTCTTAGGCTGGGTCGACCACGCCTGTATCCTTGAGAGGACACGAGCAAAGCTCTTGCCTTGCTCCTATCTTCTCAAATTTTGGTTTACCTTCATCGTCATAACCGACGAAAAGTAATTCTGTGCCGATATAAGTACTATGCTCTATCGGACACGACTTACAAAACAGGTATGGGCCACGCTGAACCCACTGGTGGCCGATAATACCCTTCTTAACCTGACTTTCAAGGTTCGAGGTATCTACCTCAATGTGTATCCCATTGTCTACATTTTTATTTCTCTTTAGAGAGGGTGTCATGGGCTTGGTCAATCGAAGTAATAATCGACTGTATCTTGTCTGAAGCTACCCTAGCGATATAGGCACGAGTGCCAAACGCCTTCAAGCTCATGTGTCCTTCATGGACTTGTTTAATATCATCAGCTTGAGTGAGTAAATCCGCCACGATAGCCTCAATTAGAGCTTTTAAGGCAGGATAATACTTAGTGGTGGCTAACTCAGCAAGATACTGATTGACCTCATCCCAATTAACATCGGGATATTTAGTAATGTTTGTATAAATATCAACTAATTTCATTGCCTTCCTCCCATTATTTTCTGGGCCGCCTCTAATATCTGCGGATCGGTAATATTACTTAATAAATTTTGAGAATTTTGGACCGGTGGCTGCGGAATTTGTCCTTGGGGTATATTACCAGCCACTTCATTGGGAATCGTTCGTCCTAGGGCATTAGGTGAAGTCTCAGGGGTGTAATCGACAATGATTTTGTCCGAGTCGGCTATACCAGTAGTAATTATAAAACGTTTAATCAGTTCGGCGAGATCAATGTCCTTACCTTTGGACTGTAATTCCTGACGAAAATTAGGCAACTTCATTAGAGTTTGTAAAATTACCATCAGAGCTTGATTTTCTTGAATATTATCCTTCTGGACCGTCGATCCTGAATCAATGAAAAACTTATATTTACCCTTAATCGAATCTGGTTTAATAGTTAATTTACCTGATACCTTATCATACATTTCATTAATATCAGGATAAACCTTAGCAATACTCTCTATTTCACCTGAAAATAGGTTAATATCTATCGGCTTAGGCTGGTTCTGGGCAATCATATCAATAAAAGAATCATATAATTCCTCACAAAAGTCCTCTATGGACTGTCTTTCCCACGAATCAGCAGCTGATTCTCTCATAGCCTGCATTTTTAATGCTGTGGGTGTTTTACCCATTGTCAAATCTACGTTTCTTGATACAGATATATCAGATGAGCCAAGCAGGTTATTAAGTGAAGAGATAATATATCCGCTCATATTATTAAACACCCCTATATCCTGAATTGATTCATTGTATGAGCGGATAGAATTGGGGGCTTTTTCTTCCCAAATAGCCCCTGCCTGCCTCACTAGTGATTGTTTAATCACTTGGGTAGGGTTCACAATGGTAATGGGGAATAATTTATATTTAATCGAATCAAGTGTTAATGAAGCTAATGAATTCTGGGTTAATTGGAGGGCTTTACCCCGCTCAGTATCTGACCACCCCGAGCATCTATCTAATAGAGGAATAGTTTGTTTAACAATTACTGGAATTTTCTTATCCTTATCAGTAATTACTTCGCGAAGAATACCGACACTGCTATAATCGGGAGCATAAGTAATCCATCTGTTTCTGTCATATCTAGTGCGAAATAATACCCCTTCAAAATCAATTCCATACTTTGATTCGTTAGAAGTAGGGTTAGGATATCTGATCTTGCCTTTGGTTTCCTTCACTAATGTTAGTAATTCGTCAATGTTTTTCCATGTTGATTTGGGTAATTGTTTAATCTGACCAACTGTCATTTTGGTATCGACAAAACAATAATCCTGATCTGAATCTTGGAATACACCAGGCTGGGGATAATACTGGTTGATTGGAATTAGCTGAAAATCTGGTCCGACATAGTCATCAGTTACAGAATAATATCTGAGCACGGGTTGTTTACCGTAAATTTGCGAATAAATCGAGACCATTTTAAGCTTCATTAAATGCCGGTATTGGGCGTTAGAATTCGGAATAATGTATTTTTGTAAAATGAGATTAAGAATCATATTTTTGCCACGATCCTTTTTATCGAGGTAATCCACTTTACCGATCGGGGGCTGGGCCATTATTCTCTGGGTCCTTTGAATAATCGATGTTGACAAGTGGCCATCATTAACTTTAGATTTGGTTGAATCAGCAATAGCCCCTGGGTTGTCATTGAAGAATACCGACTCATTGTCCCGCCATTCCTTACGAATACTTGCTAAGGCTGAATCGCAATTACTCCATTGTTCATCGTATTTACTGATCCTATCCTGATCTGATAGTAATTCCTTTACAACTGGCTTTTCAACTGGCTGAACAACTGGTTTTTCAATTATTTTCTTGATAGATTTCTTAATTAATTTAATTCGTTTTTTAGACATTTTTTTACATTTAGAGACTAATATTTGAAATTTCTTTTTGCTGTTTTTTTCTACTCATGGTATTGGCAATTGCTTCGGCCATATCAATTGTCATCCCGGGATTACGCATAATGCCGGCAACCATTTTGGCGAACCGTCCACCACCACCTAGCTTGTCGCTCTTACCTTTGTACTTTCCTGTTTTTTTAATCATAAAAAAGCCGCCTTATTAGGGCGGCATTAGTAAACTACTAATTTGCTACATAATAATTATAACATATTCTTCTTTCGCAAGGGGTAATTTTTTTTAAGATTTCTCTGAATATAAAGCTCCTTAATATCTCCATCAGCCATTTTAACCGAAAAGGTAAACATTCCGTATGATTTCATCTCATGGAGATTTTTTATTTCCGATATAATTAATGCCGTAGCTTTGGCGTTTTCTTCCTTACATAGTTTTATTTTCTGAAATTGTGAACCCTGCATCCCAACTATCCGACCTTGAAATATATCAAAGGTAACAGAGATAGACCCGTATTGTTGTTTTTCACACTGGGTGTTTATCTCTGCTAATGCCGGTATATTTTCCTCCAGCATTAATAAAACCCTCCTTGAAATACATCTAACTTAGGGTAATCTCCTTGGGGTGTTTCCTTTTGATAGGACATAGCAAAATATCTTATCGCATCCATGGCATCATCATTTACCTTATACGGGACCTCTCTAATCGCATCACCTGCACTCTTGTTTTCAACCCAACGGTATCTCTCGAATTCATCCGCTATCCATGTTAAGTTTTTATTAAACATGAGCGTCGGTTTGCCGGTATCAGCTCTAACTTTAAGCAACTCAGCAACTTTAACAATTCCGTTTTTAACTGAATCATGCCCTTTTTCTACAGGATTGAAGAAAACCCCTAGCTCATTTAACTGTTGTATACTCATCGGTTGAGCTGAATCAGCCACAGGGTTAGTTATCACCTTACCAGCATCTTTTATTTTAACTATATCGGCAATCTGGCTCTCGGTCATTCCCTCTTGATAGATGCCATCATACCCGTATATTTCCGTTCCTGTTGAATTAATGGCAAAATAAATTAATGCCGATTTATGAGCAAAACCAAAATCTAAAGCTCGGGTGAATGTCCAGTTTGAGTCAAATTGCGGTATATCTACCATGTGTTTATCTCGGCTAAAATCCTTATAAATTAACCCGATCATTTTTCTAAATTCACCCATGAATTCCTGAGCAAAAGCATCTTCGGACATTTCCTGCTTAGCCTTATCTAGCTCTGATGGATCAAGGTAGGGGTTATCATACGAGGTAAAGTGAAATGATCGCCAATCGGGTAAATTAGTTTCAAACAATGTTTTAAAATGATTGAATCCATTAGGAGTGGAGACGAACCAAACACTTGCCTTAGAATCAATCAATGTAGGACGGATAACTCTCCATACCAAATCCCATTTATCTATAAAAGCTGTTTCATCAAAGACGCAAAAGTCTATTCTTACCCCTCTAAGTGAATCAGGATTATCAGCCCCTTTTAAGTTGATTGTCGAGCCGTTGATTAATTCGAATACCATCTCAGTTTCATTAGTTTTCTTGATTATCTCGGCAGGAATAAGATTAAGTAAAATGGACCACATGATCAATTTACTCTGTCTGTAGGTCGGGGAAATATACCAAATGATTGACTGGGGATTTTCGGTAGCAAACTTTAACATTTCTACACTTATTAGAAATGATTTACCAGCCCTTCGGCCACAATTAATTACCTTGTATCTATGACGATCTACTGCTACCGTCGTTTGCCACTTCGACAGGACTATCTTTTTCTTTAACATAATTAATTTGAATTAACCCCTTAAGGTCCTTCCCGCCTGTCATATGATCTATTCTTTCTGTTAATTTACCTCTAATTTTATAACCCAATTCTACCGCTTTAGTCCTTGTAGGCCAATCAGGAACATCAATGAAGTCATCAGTACTCTCATTTGCATTCTCCATAGTTCTAGCACTTATAACCTTATTTGCTTTAAATGCCTCTCGATGGGTTTCTAACACCAAATCTTCCGGTATATATTTATCTAATAACATTTCCCACGATTTACTATCTGTTACATTTTTAGGGTTTTTAGCACTCGATTTCGTGTATCCATGATCTAACATAGCCTTACCTATCCCTGATCCATGATTTTCCATGACCTGCTCGAACACTTCCTTAATTCTCAAATTCGGTTTTTTCACATAATTATTATACCACACAAAGAACTATATTATATTTCTTCGTGTAAATATCACGGAAACAATGGCGTATTTGTCCCGATGTCAAGATTTAGCGGATAATCAACCTCAAGTCTTTTAACTGGCTTGATTAATAGCAATAACAAAAAGATTACCGCTAATATACCAATTAGATATTTTCGATATTTCATCTATTCTCTATTCCTAGTGAAGTTCTTGATATGACCATTAACAAAATAACCATTAATGTAACAGGGAATAATAATATCCCCGTACAGGCCTTAGTAACTGGGGATAATCTGTCAAGATAATTATATTTTATCGTACGGCTTTATTTTAATAGACTGGCAACCCCAATGATCGCCTTAGATCACCATAAAATATAATTCGGGGTTTAACTTTGATATATCGGCCAGTAATCACTGATCGGCAATCTCTGCCATTAGTATATACAAGGGTTTTACCTGTAGTGTAGCGGAGGATATAGGCAATTAGTTTAATCATAATTAAACTATAGCCCACCTTTTGTGTGCTGTCAAGGGGTCAAATTACATTTACCCCAGTTAATATATTTTCTAATAGTATTACGGTGAAGTCCAAGCATTTTAGCAATTTCAACGATATGTAAACCACGCTTGTGTAACTTTACCGCTTTTTTAATAAGTTTTATCCTGTTAGGGAAGCTGAATGTATATTCCATGATGCTATTATAGCACATTCATTTTATTCTAAAACTGATATAGTTTTAACACCTTGACAAGTCTTAAATTGAGTATAAGATGAGTGTATTACTATGATGAACGACTCATTTACCGTTATTAAATGTCCAAACTGCTCTGGTTATGGCGGTATAGGAAAAGAGCCTAACAGGGTAATTTGTCCAACTTGCAAAGGTAAGGGAGTAATTGTAATAGACAATTTAACAGGTAAGTTAGTAGTTTATGGTGAAAATGAAACGCAGAAGCCTAGAGACTAGATTTTGGAAGGATAGTTATATTCAATCACTACCAGCTAAGGGAAAGTTACTATTTAACTACCTTCTAATGAATGAATATGTTAATATTATCCATATTTACGAACTACCGGAAAACTATATATCGCTTGAAACTGGTTTAACTTCTAAGGAGATACAGGAATTTAAAACAAAATTTCAAAACGATGGCAAGTTTCTATTCAAAGACAATTGGATCAAAATATGTAATGCTGATAAATATGAACATTATGAGGGAGAAACTAATGAAAAGGCTAAAAAAAATTTCTTTAAAATTATACCTTCCCATATTATCCAATATTTTAATACTGCTATCCATACCCCCCCGATACCCCCTAGAGGGTATCTAATAACCAATAACCAACAACCAATAACCAATAATATAAATAATAATAATATTAATAATGCAAAGAAGTATAGTAAAAGGGAAGATGTTACAGATCGTGATTTTGAGGAAATATCTAATAAATATCTCGTCCCTATCACCTTTGTTAAAAGTAAATGGGATGATGTTTGTAACTGGGAAGATGAAAAACCAGGCAGAATGCGTGGAAGAAACTGGAAACTCACTCTCATGAACTGGGTAAAACGTGATGCGTTAAAAATTAAGCAGGACTATGCTAAACAAAATAGATACAGGGGGATCGACGCCTCCAACGTTAAATGAGGTCTGGGTAGTGATTGTAGGCAAGCAAAGATTTGAATTATCAGGTGAACAGGTGGCAATTCTTAAAAAGGCAGATACAGCAGGACAGAGAGGGATAATCTGGTTTGATAAATTTGCCATAAATCTATTTAACATTGAATGCCTTTATTTAGATAGAAAAATACCTCGAAATGCTATTAGTGCAGGGACTATGCAAGGCAACCCTATATCTGATGAACAGAGAGAAAAGAACAGAAAAAAGATATCAGAAATAAAAGACAAGTTAAAAGGGAGCCTATCTGTTAAAAATAAACCTAATTTGACCCCTTGACAGCATATTTTTTTTGTGCAATAATATAATTATGAACGACCAAGACGAACAAAACCAATACGATCAACATGAAAGAAAAATCCGCCAACTCTATGCCATATTGCATGAGGCAGGATTCGAAAAGTGTGAAATCGGGCAATTAATGGAAAACTTTGCTTCAATTATCGGAGCTTGGACTGCTGGCGAGATGAGCTATAACCAAATTGCTGTTATCAAACAGTTGATCCAAGATTACAAATTAAAAATATGGCGTGCTAGGCGAAACTTAGCTTGGGACACCGGAAAAAAATTACCAGACGATGATTACTAATTTGATTAAATTATTAATTAATTTTAAAAAACTATGATAATAAGCAGTAAAGACCTCTTTGCTGAGATGTATGAACGCTGGAAGGAAGAACAGCGACAATTAAAAGAAGAGCAGGCATGGAGAGCCGCAGTGGAGGATCATGATCTATGACTAATACAACTGAACAGCTTAAAAAACTCCAACATGATTACAACCTGCTATCAACGAATGTAGCTACATTCCTTGACAGGGTGGAGCATATTAAAAAAGCTGATGTCCCCAACTGGTATAAATTCGAAAGAATAATGGAATTTATAAATACTTATTTATCAAAGGAGGAAAAATGAAAGATAAATCATTACAGGATCGAGCAATTAATATTAAGGGCAATCAGTATGTCCTCGTCTCGGACAGGATTAAATATTTTAATGACAATTTTCCTAATGGATCAATCCATAATGAATTGATTAGTTTTACTGATAATACCTATATTATCAAATCGACCGTTATCCCTGATATGAGCAAACCTGACCGATATTTTACAGGTCATTCACAAGCT